TATGAAGTAAAATGAAATAACCTATGAGAAGTAAAGTACTTCCAAAGATTCTAATTTTTACAGAATTCACTTTAGGGTCTAATAAAGGTTTCAGATACAAGATCAGTTGCTCCCATTGCTTCATACATGTATGTGGCAGCAGATCTTGGACTAGTTTTTTCTCCACAAGTAAATACATCACAGACTGCTATTCCATCTTCAGGCCAAGTATGAATTGAAATATGAGACTCGGCAAGAAGTGCTACAGCAGTTACTCCGTGAGGTGTAAATTTATGAGAAGAAATATCAATCAGTGTACTTTCAGATAAAGTTGCTGCATTTGCCAGCACATTACGAATATGTGCTTCATCATCTAATAATCCATACGGACATCCTTTTAGTGTGAAGAGTATATGTCTCATTCAAATGTAGAATCAGGTTCTAGTGCAATATAATATTTAAGATTATGTTGAATATTCGTAAATTCTGATAGAAGTTTTGATGATACAATCACATCATAGGCACCAGGAATAATTTTAATATTCTCAACCTTGAAATTGAAACTGAAATTCTTATCAGTTTCACCAACCACAATAGCGTATTCATTAGAAGTATCGTTTTTCTTATCACGAACAACCAATTTAATTACTCCATTTTCACCAATGGCAGAAAGATCAGGAAGTTGATAAACTGCTGCTGCCTTGACAAGTTTTTCCAGAGTGACACTATCCATCTGAAAACAAATATCTTGTGTAGGCAAAGTAATATCCTTCTCAGGGGGAGAAATAATTACATTTGGGTCAGCAAAGAAATATTTTACACGGCGTTTTCCCTCTCTGATACTCAAATAAGAACTTTGTTGAAAGTCCAAATCTGGATCCTGATGAAGACTAAGACCATTTAGAAATTGATTCAAATCGTAAATGGCAAAGTCACGAGGAAATTCTTCTTTGATTTCTGCTTCGGCAAGAATGTTCTTTGCAACAGAGATAGTACGAAGTTTATTACCCTCTTTTACAAGAATCGAATTGTTGATTCCAGCAAAGTTTTTAAGAATTGCGAGAGTATTATCAGACAATTTCATTGTGCGTTCTTTCAGTTTCATTGGTTGTAAGTTTCACGTTTTGCATTCTTGTCATTGAAGTGCATCAGAAGAACAGCATAATGCAAGATCTTCATGATGTCACGACGGGCAGTGCCTTTCTTATCATATCGAGAGGCATACTTGAGAATGTTGGATCGGCAGAATGCCTCACCATCACCACAAGCTTCAATCAGATCGAGTGTCTGAATTTTATCATCACCAGCAGAATAATGCTGATTGTAAGTTCCCCGAACATACTCAAGGAGTTCTTGAAGAATCTCATCTTCATCATACTTCCAAGGTGTTGCAGGATATGATTTGTTAAAATTGATAGTGTTCTTTTTCGTATCAATAGTCATTTCATCCATTTTCAAAATTTCATCGTAAAGCATGGACCAAGAGTTAGTCATAATTTATTATATCACTCCTCAGTAAGTTTGACAACATCTTCTGTTACAGGCATTTGAAAATCAGCATCTACCTTGTCATACAATTCAAGAAATGCTTGCTTAGTGTCATCATCAAAACGTGCAGTGCAGACATCAATTGCCTTTGCTTTATTTCCAAAAATTTTATAGGCACGAATGATATGAACCAGACGACGAGTGCTGATGATTTCATCAATACCACCGTCATAGAAAGTCTTGCGAATGATGTCTGCCCAATCAACAAGACGACTACAGAAATCATAATCCCCAGAGAGTTTCATCAGGATGTTTTTCTCTTGTGCAGGAGAAGGATAATTTTGTTCAAAGGTTACTGGGAATCGCTCAAGGAATGCTTCGTTGAGCACGTTAGTTCCAATGAATCGTCCATCATCTGAACCTTTACCCTTAGTGTTTGCGGTTGCGATAACGTTGAAACCTGCACTGGGTCGAACAAACTTCCCAATTTTTTTAAGGAAGACTCCATTTCCTTCAAGGATGCTCTGGAGACAAAGAATTTTATTAGAGGCAAGGTCGATCTCGTCAAGGAGCAGGATAGCACCTCGCTGGAGTGCTTCAATGACTGGTCCATTGTGCCAGACGGTTGCACCATCAATGAGGCGGAAACCGCCAATAAGATCATCTTCATCAGTTTCGATTGTGATATTTACACGGATGAGTTCTCTACCCAACTGAGCACACGCTTGCTCAACCGAGAACGTTTTGCCATTGCCAGAGAGACCCGTAATGAACGTCGGATAGAATAGACGGGACTGAATAATTTTTTTAATATCTTTAAAGTTACCAAACTGGACGAAGGAATCATCTTTCTGTGGAATAAGATTTTGCTCAACCGCAGGAATAGCAGCAGGAGAATTGTAAGTTACTTCAAGTTCTTTTACTGTCTCTTTTGTTACTTCAAGATTCCATTTTCCACGAGCAACTTTATACTGGGTCAATTTGTTAGTAACAGTTTGGTAGTTACATCCATTCATAGCACACCAAGCACGAATGTCACCAGTGGTCACAGACTCTCCATAAAGTTCTTGAAGGGAAGAACGAATTTGATCTGGGGAGAGAGACATAACGATGTTTGTTTTAACTGAAGTTATTATAACTCAGAAAAGCAGCGGTGTATTGGTTTCTGTGCCAGTTCACGAATTGGTTTCGAGATACTCCTCAAGTTCCTTCACCAACCTTTTTTGGCTATGTCTTCTGTCCAGTTCAATACCAACTGTTCTACCATACTCTTCAAGCTCTTTCTTAGACATTTCATTAAATGAAACATCACTCTCATAAGTTTCTACAGTTTCTTCAATAACTTCTTCAGTTGGAGGAGCAGGAACTGTTGCCTTTTTGCCCCCCAACAAATCTCCAAATCTAGACATTTTTCTTGTTTTTAGTATAGAAATATTTATCAGGCAATAAGTTCAACAAACTCATTTAGAATTTTCTTATTCATCTTTTTGGTTTTTAGACTTTTTACAAAAGCACTCTTGATTTGACTTTTACTTGCACCATCATTAACTTCAAACTCTGAATTTTTTGATAGTGCATTAGAGGAAATTCCAAAATAAGAATGGTAACCAGAAGTTTTGATTGAGAATGACTTCTTCTTCTTCCAATCCCTCATAACTCTATCATGTTCTCCAAAATTTCCACAGTAAGATCGAATAAATGCTCCAGCATCTCTGGAGGCTAGAACACGAATACCAATAAAGTTAACGTCCTTAAAAGTAGTTTTAAGATCCTCCAAAAATACATCGGTCATCTTGTTCCACATTACATTCAGAGAATATGTATGACCAGTTTTGCGATTGCGAAGGAAGCAATTGTGTCCAATCGAACCGGTGCCAATGAAAGGTTCGTGCTCCCAGTGACGTTGGATCTCACGGTGGAACTTAGGAGGATATCCTTCACCATCAGTCAACACAACACACTGAACCTTTTGAACTTTATTGTCCTTTTTAAATTTGGGGAGAATCTGATGCAATGCAATCATAGATTCATTCAAAGGTGTGCCTGAAAGACCCATGCCACAAGGAACCTGATAGTGCGAAAAAGTTGTGCGATCAAAATAATTTGCAAGACGGAAAATATTCTTCATTTGTGCTTCAAGTTCATTTGTTTTGACTTTATGTGTCAAAAAGTTCATCATAGAAAAGCATTCATGAATATAAAACACGCCATCCTTCTTTTTGTAAGCAAGATCCTTTACCTCAGGTGTTCCATCCTCGCGATATGTAAATAATGGATAATCATTAGTAAACGCATATACATCAAAAGGAATTCCAACTTTTTTACAGAACCACACAAGATTAAACATT